ACTATTTTTTTTTATTTTTAATAACATACTTATTAATAAATATTTCTATGAAAGAAAGTGCGGGAATTATTGTGAAAGTAAATGATAAATGTCTGGTTTGTAAGAGGGCTTCAGATGTTAATGAACCGGCAAAGTGGGCGATACCTATGGGTGGGATAGATGAGGGTGAAGACCCTAAAGAGGCTGCTTACAGAGAGTTCTATGAGGAGATGGGTGTTTCAGTTGATGGCGTTATTAAACCTTTAGTTAGGATTAATCGTTATAATAAGTTGGGAAACATAAAAAGTATTTTACATGTTTTTATTTTTAAAACCGATACTGAAATCATTCCTGATTTAGATGGTGCTGTGGATGGTTTTGAACACACAGAATGTGAGTATATGACTTTAGACCAAATTAAAGGGCTTACTATGTCATCAGGTATTAAGGAAGTTTTAACTGATGTATTAAACTTTTGATTTTTTTGATATATTTATTTGACACTACGGAATATTTGCCGTAAGTTTGTAAAAGATTTAACACTCATAGGGAATGAAAGATACTCGGTAGTTAAATCAAAAAAAAAGTTTACAAACTACTTGACAGAAAGAAAAAAAAGTCGTAAATTTGTAAAACAAATCGGAAATGTCCGAAACGTTCTTTGAAACAAAAAGATTATCCATTCAGTAGTTGATTATGAAACCTTCGGGTTGATTATGAGACATTTAATCTGATAAATGATAATGGGCCGTGTATGGTCCTTAAATAAACTACGAAAGTAGGATAAAGTGGTTTCCCTCGTGTTGAGGAAACTGCGGTTTGAAACCCCGTAAGGGTGATTGAACTCAAGTACACAAGTGGGATATCACCAAACCTTTAGTACCGAGGATAACTTCGTAGGGAAAATGGTAGGGTGACATGGCAAAGTAGATTGTCAGGTTGAGTTCGGAAGAACGATAAGAATAACCCATAGGAACTCTGTAAGAAATGTGACCATCCAGTTACATAATTGCGGGTCCCAATATGATAGAGGACTTAAAACCGAAAGGTAAGATAGAGAACGAGTGGTGCCGCTACTATCCCTAAGGAAGACCTACCAAGGTCTCTTTATGAAGTAATCTTGGAATATGGAGGTGGGGACACTTCACGGAGTAGTTTAGTATTTCGTTTCTCAAAAGGAGACGGAGCTTACGTTGGACCACTACTCTGACACATCTACAACACAAACCTAAAATTATTACAAAATAACAAAGGAAAAGTGTCCATCAGGTTTGAGTGAAAGGTGACTACATAGTAATGAGCCGTTCATTGCATACAGAGACCCCAAGTCAATGTGTATTGTTAAGAAAAACCTTTAGTCCCGCAAGGACGAACTGGGGTGGCAACCTCGGAAAGAGTTAAGTATTGATAGAGTAATTCAAACCTTAAGGAGTGGTACACCTAAAATACCGTCACTAAGAAATACTACCCAAAAGGTGGTGGATACGAAGGGAAACAATAATCCTTCAAAAGTTTCTTAACATAAGCTATAATCTCAGGCTTTTCTAATTTGACCTGTCAATTGACAGGTTTTTTTATTTACAGATACTTATGAACTATGACAATATTAGAAAATCTTAAAGAGGTATTACCATCATGGGCGGTGGTAACACAAAAGGAACTACCATATAAGATGGAGTATGAGATTAGACTTCAACCTACTTTGGATGAAGATGAACATTTTGCGTTAACACCAAAACTTAAGGAGGCTTGTCAGGGTAAGTTTATGGAAAGATATACTGTGGATATTGGTGAACACTTTTATATTTATACTAAAAAGTAATCATGACACAAGAAAAACTTAAAGAATTGGTTAACAAATACCCTAACAGTTACGAGTTGGGTGAGGAAGTTAAAAAAATTTATTATAAAAATAAAGAACAAAAAAATTTTAATTCTGGTGTTCTGTGGATAGGAATTTTATTCTTTTTCATATTTGCTTCACTTCTAACTTGGATTGTAACCGTTTAATTTCCTGACTTCAAACATATTTATAGTAAATTATAAATTATGTTACTAAAAATTGGGTCAAAAGGAGAAGACGTTAAAAAACTCCAATCAAAATTAGGTACCACTGCAGACGGAAGTTTCGGTCCTGGTACAGAAAAATTAGTTAAAGAATGGCAATCGGCTAACGGACTAACTGCTGACGGTATCGTTGGTGATGGTACTTGGTCTAAAATGTTTCCAACAACTCAACCAGTTCAAGTAGTTAAAGAAGATGTTGTTATACCAACAAGTTCTGAATTCAAATTACAAAATCTAAAAGGACATGTTCCTGACGCAGTAATTGCTCAAATCCCTGACACTGCTAAAAAATTCAATATTACTAACCCATTAAGATTAGCTCATTTCTTGGCTCAGTGTGGTCACGAGTCAGGTGGGTTTAAATCTGTTTCTGAGAACCTTAACTATTCTGCTGACGGACTTAAGAAAATCTTTGGTAAGTATTTCCCTGGTAATCTAAATGAATCATACGCTAAACAACCTGAAAAGATTGCTTCACGTGTTTACGGAAGTAGAATGGGTAATGGTGATGAATCAACTGGTGAAGGTTTTAAATTCCGAGGAAGAGGATATATCCAATTGACAGGAAAACAAAACTATACAAACTTCGCTAAGTTCATTGGTGAAGATACTGTATCCAATCCTGACTTGGTTGCTACCAAATATCCTTTGGCATCGGCAGCTTTCTTCTTTGATTCAAATAAACTTTGGTCAATCTGTGATAAGGGGGATGATGAAGCAACAGTCACGGCAGTTACAAAGAGAGTAAATGGTGGAATTTTGGGTCTTAATGACAGAATAAAACACTTTAATGAGTATTACAACTTACTTAAATAATCTAAGCCCCCTCTAAACAGGGGGTTTTTGATTAATGTGTTGATTATATAATTCAATTATTCTATCATTATTTAAACAAAAAAACATAAAACATGGGGATTATAATTTTTATATTGGGATATGAAAATTAAATTAGGTGTAGTTGAGAAACACTACTATGAGGGAGTTAGAGAGTTTGAGGAAATTGATTTAGAAAAGTTTCCAATAATCAAACAATATATGGATGTAAACCCTAATTGTACTGAACAAGAATTACTTTCTTATATTAAGAAAATTAAAGACGAGGAGTTCAAAAAATTTATAACAGAATTGAGTTGGAATTCCATAATTAAAGAAAACTTCAGTAAAAACAAGACTGAATTTAAAATAGAAATAGAGAAATGAATATATTAATAACTGGTGGATTAGGTTTTATTGGTTCTAATTTTTATAATACCTTTAAAAAGAAATATCCTGACTATAATTTAGTCATCCTTGATAGTGAGACATACGCAGCGGATGAAGATAACATTGAAGATGTTAGAAGTTCTAGAATAATCAAATTCAGTATTACTGAACGAGAAAGATTATTTGAGTTATTTGAAAATTACAAGTTTGACTCGGTAATACACTTCGCAGCTGAATCACATGTTGATAACTCAATATTAAATCCGATGGAGTTTGTTCAAACAAATATTATTGGAACGTTGAATTTGTTGGATGCTTCAATTAAGTATGGTATTAAATTATTCTATCACATATCAACTGATGAGGTTTTCGGACATTTAGGAGCGGTGGGTTCTTTTGATGAGAAAACTGCTTACGACCCAAGAAGTCCTTACTCAGCATCAAAGGCATCATCCGACCATTTTGTTAGAGCGTATTATCACACTTACGGATTACCTGTTGTGATATCAAACTGTTCAAATAACTTTGGGCCAAACCAACACCAAGAAAAATTAATTCCTACAATCATTAAAAGTATCCTTAATGGTAAACCAATACCAGTTTATGGTAACGGACAGAATGTGAGGGATTGGTTATATGTTCAGGACCATGTGGATGCAATTGATATGATATTCCACAAAGGTAAGGTGGGTGAAACCTATTGTATCGGTGGACGTAATGAACTAAACAATTTAAGACTGGTTAGGTTGATTTGTGATAAGATTGACAATATTAAACAATGGGAACAAAACTCACAGGACTTAATTACATTTGTTGAAGATAGAAAAGGACATGATTTTAGATACTCTATTGACTCAACCAAGGTAAAAGAACAAATTGGGTGGGAACCTAAAGTTAATTTTGATGAAGGGTTAGATAGAACGATTGATTTTTATTTCAAAAAGTTTGGAAATGAGGAATAGTCTGACTATATTTGTGTTATGAAAGTAACATTAAACATCCAACACGAAAAATTCGGTAAAGTATTAACAATGTCTTTTGTTGATGCAATTCAGACAAAGTTATTTTTAAAACTTGTGAATGATGCTATTGATAACGGAGTCGCGTTCAGATACTTCAACGTGACTGATACATTAGTACATATTCCTAACAAGATTTTAGTTGAATCTTTAATCACGACTGAAATGGAGTTTGTGACATTTTCTGAACAAGTATTGGCTAAAGTAGGTGAGGTTAAATAATCTTTGTTAAACAAAGTGGTGGACCAACTTCCGGGTTGGGCTCAAAAGGGAACATTAGTGTTCCCTTTTTTCTTTTTATTTGTATTTATATATAAAACTATTACTATGTCTAAAATTATTATAACTAAAGAACAATTGAAAAAATTGAAAAACACTTTGTCTGAAGATGTTAAATCAATTACAGAAGATAAAGATGGTAACTATATGGCAAAACAACAGTTATTTACCATTGGTACTTTAGCATTACAAATGTGGGAGATTATGGAAGATGATGAACAGTTGGATGACTGGATGGAATCTAAAATTGCTCAAGCGGAACAATCAATTACCTCAGTAGTTAAAGCATATATGTATGACGAAGTGGTTGACAATATGAAAGGTATGGAAACCTTAAACTACAATGATATTGTTATTGGTAAGTGATGAAAAATAAAAAACTTATAACTGAAGAAGGTAAAAATAAATTTTACCTATACAATCCTATTCCTATTGTTAAACAGGAGGCAGTATTTGTTATTCAAGAAATTTTAAAAAGTCGCAATTTGAATTTTGAATGGGGGGAAAATGTTGATTTAAATACTTTTGATGTGGTTAACCGAATGAGGTTTAAAGATTATATTAATCGTGTCGTTAAGTATAAAGAGATTAGAGGACATGCGATTGAAGGATTAATGGCTGGTTTATTTGGAGGGGTTCTTAATGAAAGTAAAAGTGGGGTATGGGATTACGAAATTAGACAAGGACAAGTTGAACAGAAATTTTTAAATGATAGTCAAGAAAGTCCGTCAATAGGAGGTTTTACAAATGCTTTAAATAGTTTGGGAACAGATGCGGTTAAAGATATTAAAAATACCCTATCAAATTATGGGATAACAGGGACCAATTTATTTTTGATAAATGACGATAGTTTAACTGAATATAAGAGAGAAATTTTAAGAAAGATACTTGTTGATATTACATGTATTACATTTGATTCTGTAGATAGATTAAAAACATATTATTTAACAAAAGAAAACGCTGTTGAATTATTTTCAGACGCTAATAACATAAGAAAACCAAGAAAATTAAGTTCCAATGAGTTAAGAGCGTCTTCTGATGTTTTTATTAATGATGGAAATTCTTTCGACATTATTAAAGCAAAAGTAAAACCAGAAGAATATGAAGAATATATGAATGTTACCCAAAGAGATATAGAAGTTGCTAAAATTTTTGGTCCTTATGGTGAAAAGATTAGACCTGATATTTTAAATTGGATTCAACAAAATAAAGAAGAATTTAAAAATTTAGTTAATACATTGTTATAATGAAAGTAGTAATTACCGAAGAACAATACAAACAAATGTTAAATGAAGATTTGGGTGTTAGTCGTGCGACAATTCCTTTTATTAATATTGTCCTTAATGAGGTTACACCAATTGTTGAAGACATGACATTCAATAAAAAAAATGATTTGGAGACAATTAATTTAGACTACAACACAATGAAACAAGTTGTTAAGTCAGAACCTGATTCATTTATTGAGTTTCCTGTTGAAGGAATGGATATTGAAATTAAATTTGGTTATGTGAAAAAACCTAATAGTAATGCTAAGTTTAAAACAGGTGGGGCGATGTATCAGATTAAGAAAGAATCTAATGGTGAATCTTACATGAAACTTCCCTCACTTGAAATACCTGAAAAAATACTGAAAGAAATTAATAAAACTATCATAGGTAAAATGGAGGTTGAAGTTTTAATTACCCCAACATTTGAACCTAAAGATATTGATGATTTGATTGATGATTTAAGAGATAGTATTACTCATGAAATGTTACATCTATATGAGTTCTATAAAAGATGGGAGTCAACGGGTAAGGGTGAGATTGATTTAACTAAAACATTTGCGGGTGGAATTAACCCAAATGTCCCTAAAAAGATTTTCAAATATTATAGTGATTTTTTAGATTTGGTTTATTATTCTGAACCATATGAATTAAACGCAATGTCACAAGAGGCTTATTCAAAATCATTTAAGATGACACCTGAAGAGTTTACAAAATCACCTTATTGGATTGCTGCAGATAAAATGGAAAAGTTTAACGCTGACCAGTTCTTTGATGGGTTGGTAGATGTTATCAAACAAAGAAGTGGTGAGGATACTCTTGTTTATCATTTAAGTAATTTACATAAGTTCTATATGAAACAGTATAGACAAATTGCTAAACAAAATAATAAACCAGTGCCAAAGGACATAGAGAAAACAAATAGTATCTACGATTTGTTTAAAATGTATGAACCAAGAATTAACAAAGCTGGTAAAAAATTAAAAAGAAATTTAGGTCGTGTTTATGGAATTGAAAAATCTTAACATATTATTTTTTATCTTACTATTCACATCTTGTACTAGTTTTGAAAATCTAACTGATGACAGAACAAGACCTGAGGATGATGAGATGTATTGGAACAGGACTGAAGAGTTTTGGGTAACACATCACGAACCTAAAGCAAGACCAGTATCAAGTGAGGATTATTACGGTAACAGAACTGTATTACCTGTAACATATTACAACAACTATCCTGATTATAACTACTATAATAGAAACAACAATTATTACCCAACGTATAACTATCAACAACAAACACCACCACAACACAACAACCCTTCACCGACTATTAACACTCCTAAACCAAATGTAACTCATTATCATAGAACTAATGAACCACAGAGAGATAATACTAAACCTGGTGTGAGACGATGAATAAACAACTTAACGGGATAAATAAATTCATTGATGGTAAAACTTTTGTTTACGACCATCGTGTTAGTTTCAGTGAAAAACCTGTAAAGGCTTACTATCAGTTTCATATTGATAAAGTTGCTCTGTTAAGAAGTATTGGTGAGATGAATGACCATCTTTTTGTTTCGGTTAAATTGGTTAATGGTGAAGGGATGGTTAATTATTATTTATGTGCTTTTGGTAATAAAGAAAAGTGTTTTGGAAGAGACATTGTTAATAAAAAATGGTTTGAGTTTTCAATTCAAATTGGGGACGATATTCAGAATTTTCTTAAATTCTTTAGTATTGATATGCCTGTTGTTGTAGATAACTTTGAATTTGCCCCGTCAAAAGATTTTGTTCCATTAATTAATTTGGAAGATAAGGAATAATTTTGTATCTTAGCTCCCTTATGAGCGACAAAACTAAATTTACAAGAACCTACGAAACGGACGAGACCATTGCTGTTTGGACTTATGATTTGGATAAGTTCAAGAACGGCCCGATTTCTGTTGACATCAAATACAAATACGACCCTGACAGGAAACTTTCCAACAGGGAAAAATACTCAAAGAAAAAATGAAAGTAATATTTTTAGACCACGATGGAGTTATCTGTTTATCAGGTAACTGGGGGTCACGATTTAAAAAACAAACAAAGGCTAAAAGAAAATTAAGTCAAGATGTGATGACTTTACCTGTTGATTCTCGTTTTGACAACTTTGACAAGAAGGCAATCAAGGTATTAAATGAAATCTTGGAACAGACAGGTGCTGAAATCGTTGTATCTTCTGATTGGAAACGTTGGGCTAATGTTAAAGAAATGGGTGATTACTACGAAAAACAGGGTATCATCAAACGACCAATTGACTTTACAGATACTTTACTTGATGGGTCAAGAGTTACTTGGCATCGTAATTGGGATTTAGAAGGAACAAGAAGTTTGGAAATCCAAGATTGGTTATCAAACCATCCTGAGGTAACACATTGGGTGGCAATTGATGATTTGGAGATGGGAAAGACTGGACTACGTTACTCAATGGAATATGAACACGAATGGGGACTTGATAACTTTGTCTTAACATCTTTGAACAATGAGGGTATCAAACAACTTGGAGTTAAAGAAAAGGTATTGTCCTTTTTGGAAGGGTAATATTTATGTAATATGAAATACCTAATATCTGAGGAACAAAATAAATTTTTGAAGGAAGAGTTGGATAGACCAAACTTTGAAAGGTTGGCTAAGAAATTGTTTGAGAAACAAGTTAGTAGAGGTGAACAACCACATATTGATAATATGATTATGGATTTTTTTGAAGTTGATGTGTGGGAAAGAGATTTTAATATCCTGATTGAATCGTTAAGGGATTTCTTGGGTAGGGAACAATCGGTTAAATTGACTGAAGAACTATTACAGAAAACCTTCAAAACAGACCGATATAACTTTTCAGGTGGATACAGATTTGATTTCAAAGCTGAAATAATAGACCAAGAAGATGGAGAATATATTAAAGTAGACGTTTATATTTTACCGGGTAGTGAGGTGGATTTAATAATGACAGGTGACGGAGTTCGTGATTTAAAACAAGCTCTTAACGACCAATCTATTGGATTTGAAATTGAAAGAGAAGTGAAGGAAATTATTGATGAAATTTTCACAGAAGAAATTACCTATAGGACTGGTGTTGTTGTGGATTTAGAAACACTTATTATTCAGGAGTAAGGTAACATATAGTTAGTATTCACATGCCAACCCATCCAGTTAAAATCAACAAAAGATTTGTTGTTTCTTATATCATCAGTTAGACATCCCCAAATTAGTTCATCAATATCTTGGTCAAACATATCGTGAAGTATATCAAGTATTTCATCTTCATCAAATTCATCGTAAACTTCACCATCTAATGTTATTTCCATAGATTTAACTAATAAATTAACGTCTATGACAATCATTTCGGCATCAACTTGAATATAAAAGTCTTTAGAAAAACGACCTTCAATCGTTATTTTTTTACGTTCATATTGAGTATCTAATTTAAATGGTTTTCCCACAAGACAACTACTAATTTCATTTAAACTTTTTTGTGGGATATATAAACCATCGCAATCTAAATAATATAAAAATTGTGGAGCGATGTTAACCTCAGGAAAAAATTTTCTTAACGAATGTATTTCTTCATCAATGTAACCTGAGAGAGCTTCATGGGTGTATGATAAGTTTTTAGGGTTTTCTATTGTATAGACAGGTGCTTTTTTGTAATGAAATGATTTTTTATATTCACCTGTTAAACGCAATGTTATACCATCTGCATTAATTACAGATAACATTTTAACAACAGTGTCCATTAATCTTTTTAGTTGTAATTCACTAGTGTTCATATTATGTAAATAGTAATAATTTTATTTAAAATTTGAAACTAAAATGAAAAAAAACTTGACATAACTCAAAAATAGCAGTACTTTTGTAAAACAATTGATATTTAATAAGAAAACAATGAAACAGAACTCAACACATAACGTAAGTAATCTCCCGACAAACGTGGACCAATCATGGTTTACGATTAAGGGGCAGGATTGCCGTAAGTTCAGGGTTCTTAATAAGATGTAATCGTATCATCAAATATATAAAGAGACCCTGGACTACAAAAAGTTCAGGGTTTTTTTTTGGTTCTTTGACATATTGGGAAAATGGTGATGTAGCTCAGAGGGAGAGCTTCTGATTGTTAATCAGAGGGTCGGGATTTCGAAATTCCCCATCACCGCAATTTAATGACCTCGTGGCGCAATTGGTAGCGCAACTGACTTTTAATCAGTAGGGAAGCTGTATAGCCGTTGTGGGTTCGAGTCCCACCGGGGTCACTTAAACACATCAGTGGTGAAATGGTATCATACCGGTCTCCAAAACCGTTGTTCGGGGTTCAAATCCCTGCTGTTGTGCTAACATTCTCACGTAGCTCAGTTGGCTTAGAGCATTTGTCTGATACACAAAAGGTCGTTGGTTCGATTCCAACCGTGAGAACTTAATTCGGGATGTAGCTCAGTTGGCTTAGAGTACTTGGTTTGGGACCAAGGGGTCGCTGGTTCGAGTCCAGTTATCCCGACTATAATGGGGTGATAGCGCAGGCGGTCAGTTCGCGTCGGTCTGAAAAACCGAAGATGTGTGGTTCGATTCCCACTCACCCCACGAGGTCCTGAATTAACAGGACAACCCCCACCTCCGATATGGCAGTCGGTCCGTTAATCCGACGAAGATGGGGTTTTTAAAATGTGTCTCGGTACGCTCTGACGAAAGTCAACGACGAGGTCTCGGTGGACAGAAGGCCTCTGATTCCACCCAAACTGCGGTGGTCGTATAGAGGTTTATTACACTGGATTGCCAATTCAGAAACGATGGTTCGATTCCATTTCACCGCTCTTGCTTGATTTTGTTCCTACTTGTGATATTTATAATAAAACAAGATTATGCCGAGAAAACCTTACAAAACCCATTACATTTATAAAATTGTAAATTTATTAAATGACGAATTTTATGTTGGAATGCACTCGACAAATGACCTAAATGATGGTTATATGGGTAGTGGTTACAGAATTAAAAGAAGTTTGAAGAAATATGGTAAAGAAAACTTCAAAATGGAAATAATTGATTTTTACCCAAACAGAGAAATTTTAAAGGAAAAAGAAAAAGAGATTGTTAATCAAGAATTACTAAATGACGAAAAGTGTCTTAATATTGCCTTTGGAGGGTCAGGTGGATTTATAAGTCCTGATGGGGTTAAAAAGGGTAGAAGAAAGACGGATGAGATATTACTACAAAAATATGGTAAAAACTTTAAAAGTGAGATATCTAAAAAATTCCATAATGGTTTAAGTGAAGAAGATAAGAAGAAATATTATGATAAGATATCTAAAACTCTTAAAGATAAATATGAGAACGAAGGTCCTTGGGGTTTTTATGGGAGAACACATACTGAAGAGAGTAAAGAAATTATAGGAATGAAAAATTCAATAAACCAAAAAGGTGAAAAGAATTCACAATTTGGTACTTGTTGGTTAACTAATGGTGAGAAGAATATTAAAATCAAAAAAAATGACATACATTTGTACCCCGAATGGAAATTAGGGAGAACAATGTTAAAATGAGGGTATCGCCTAGTAGGTATGGCATCACACTTCCAATGTGAAATAGGGTCGGTTCGAGACCGACTACCCTCTCTTTTTGGCTCCATGGTTGAATGGCTACAATGCCGGCTTGTCACGCCGTGTGGTACGGGTTCGAATCCCGTTGGAGCCGCTAAAGAGGAATAACTTGCGTAGGTGCCTCAGGGGACTGCAGCCCCACTACGCTCCATATTGTCCTGTAGTGAAATGGCATCACACAACACTTTGACTGTTGTATTTCTGGTTCGAGTCCAGACGGGATAACTTTTTTTTGTTTTATTAATAAACTTGCTTTATCTTTGTCCTATGGAAAAAGAATTTGTAACATACGAAATTGGTTTAGAACTCAAGAATCTTGGATTTAACGAGCGTTGTTATGGATGTTTCAGTCATTTGGACAACAGGGAGTTGCGGACAAGTAGAGTATACACCAACGGAGTATCTGAAAATATTGCGGCACCAATCTTCTCACAGGCATTTAGATGGTTTGAAGAGAATTATTCATATTTTGTGGATATTAAAACTGACACCACACCAAATGAGATTTTGGGATTTGATTATACGATTAAGAGTTGGAAGTTTCCACCGATGTATTTTGATTTCTTCAAAGATAAGAGAGAAGGAAACATTGAGGTTATCAAGAAGATGATTGAGATGGTGAAGAAAGAGAAACAAAAGGAGATTCTTATTGATTTAATGAATTTGGATAATGACGATAAAGATAAATAATATGACACAGAAACAACAAGACGCGATTGACGGTATAATGGATTACTTCAATTTTGAAAAAGTCCTAAAAGTAATGGAACTATTGGAATGGGAGTGGCAGGATGCTGAAGAAGGCATCCCAACTCTTCCTGAATTAAGACAACAAGCTAGACGTTTATTGAAGATGGCGTTCCAAGAAAAAACAAACACATCAACAGGTGGATTCCACGTAAGATATGATTCGGACGCTAATGGAGGCGAGTTTATTCAATTAATGTTTGCGGTTGAAGAATGGTACGAAGATGTGGAAAAAGATTTGGTAGAATAAGAAAGTTGTTGTATCTTTGAAAAACAAGACGATGCCCCAGTAGTAACGGTATGAATCTAGATAAGTAGGCTACAAGAGGCGTAAATGACAGATGGGTTCGTCATATCTTGGGTCAGGTGGGTGTAATGAGGGACGGTCCCAAATCCATAGAGCTAGTGGTTCTCGACACTTGGAGATTCCATTAGAAGTAAGGTTACTTATCCGGTTCGAGTCCGGCCCTGACTACAAACGTGTTGTTCCCTTGAGAAAGGAGTGAAGGAGTGTGTGAACGGATAACGTTCTTTCATCAACAACACAGAGGACTTCTCATCCTCAAACTATTAGTGAACTTCGGTACCCATACCGCTGACGATGGGCTAAGTAAGATACAATTCCGTGTTGCGGGGAGTAGAATGCCGAAGAGCTGATAGTAATATAGTCAGGTAACTCAATTGGCAGAGCTCCTAACAAGGAAGATTGCAGGTTCGAATCCTGTTCTGACTACACGTTCTGACTAATCATCAGATAGTATGTCCCATACGATGAGAAATGGTATGATAACCATAGGGGAGAGTTGAAGGTTTGTATATATATTACCTTCTAGTTGACTACTAAGGTCGGTAAAACCCATCACGAAGGGGAGCAAGACAGTTTATTCCTAACTCAGCAATGAGGACAGCCATAACACCTGTAAGTTGGATAGATAAGGGTGTTTTAATATAGTCAGGTAGTGAGATAGGGAAACACAACTCTCTTTGAAAGAGAGTGATTCACAGGTTCAAATCCTGTCCTGACTTCAAAAAATTAAAAAGTTATGAAATTAATAATTATAGGATTTATTTTTGTTATAGTATTTTTTACATTCTTCGGAATTAAAATAACTATACACGGAAAAGATGAACAATAGTCAGGTGGCGGAATGGTAAACGCACTGAATAGTTAAACGGAGTGGGACAAACCGCAATATAGTTGAGATACACACAAGGTCCACGTGCAGGTTCAATTCCTGTCCTGACTACAAAATTAAATAAGAATGACACAGGAACAAATAAAGAATTGGATAGATAGGTGGTCGAAACTAAAACCATCACCACAAAGAGATATGGTAATTAAGATTTGGTCTAGGTTATTGAAATAAAAGTTATGAAAGAGATATTAATTTATGGAATTGCGTTTATATTTGTAGTATATATTACGATTGGATTGGTTGGGGGTTATGATACTGATAAAGACAATCCGTGGAAAAACAAATAGTCAGGTGGTGTAATGGTAACACTCGGAGAGGTAGTCGCTGAAACGTTAAGGTTGACCCAAACCGGTATTACAGGTTCGAATCCTGTCCTGATTGCAATGAGTAAGAGATACTCAGTAAGATTGGCTACATTCTGTAAAAAAGTAGTGGTAGTAAAAAGCCCCCGACCTTAATGGGGAATCGATTCGGGTTAAAGTGAGGCATATCCGCAGCTCCGACGTAAAGGATTGACAAGTTTTTATGTGGTAAGACACTAATGAAAAAGACCTACTGAGCGAAAGGCAGAAGGGGATATGGTTCTCGAAACAGAGAGAAACCCGTTAAAATCTACTCACTGGAATCTCAGGTGGGGAACTTGGAAAGATGGCAGAGTTTGGTTTATTGCATCGGTCTTGAAAACCGAAGACTGTAAAAGGTCCGGGGGTTCAAATCCCTCTCTTTCCTCAAAAAAAAGGACGACACAAAGTTTTTTTTCACTCTGTGTCTTCCTTTTTTAATTTTCGTGATATTTATAATAAATGAGTATTATGAATAAGACTGAAAAAAAATTTAAAGAAAATCTTTCTAAAATTTTAGAAATGATTGAAAATAACGAACCAAAAACAAATATGTGTCGTTTACTTAGTATTAAACAAGACACTCTTAATCGTTATTTGAAAAAGTATGATATCGTCTATGTAGGGAATCGGAATCGTAAAGGTATTCCACATTACGAACAAATGACTCATTATACTGAATATACTGAGAATGGTAAGAATATAATCGCGTCTAAATTAAGAATAAAGTTAATTAGACAGGGTGTTAAAGAAAAAAAATGTGAGATTTGTGGATTAGATAGTTGGATGGATAAACCAATACCATTAGAACTACATCATATTGACGAAAACAGATTCAACAACCGGTTAGAAAATTTACAGATATTATGTTCTAATTGTCATATGCAGACTCACAATTACTCTAATACAAAAAAATTACATAAAAAAGACAAAGTCAAAAAAGTTAAAATAAAAAAAGAAAGACCGAGAAAAGTTGAAAGACCACCCCACCAAAAGTTAATTGACGAGATTAATGAATTTGGATATAGTGCGATTGGTAGAAAATATAATGTTAGTGATAATGCAATTCGTAAATGGGTTAAATTTTACGAAAAAGAAGTTTTAAATACCCCCTTGGCGGAATAGGCAGACGCGCATCGCTTAGAACGATGTTTTAGTGAGAGTTCGAGTCTCTCAGGGGGTACTTTTCTTAAAATAAATTTTGTTTGAGAGGATTTTTGCCGTAGATTTGTCAAATCAAAATAACAAACTATGGAAAACGCAGTAACAAAAGTATTCTCTGATATGACTAACTTGGAATTGGCTCAAGCGGTTAGAGAAATGAAAGAAGATGGACCACAAGGATTTGTCCGTACAGAAGGTGTTGTTAGAGAACGATGCAAAATGGTTAACGAGATTGTTGGTGGTAATGTTTATGCCCACTTGATGATGACTCAGATGTCTATCTACAAGGAAGCGGCAGAGCGTTTCACTCCAAACTTAGACCTCTTAAATAAGTAGTAACATAGTCAGGTGGCGGAACTGGTAGACGCTCCATCTAATTAAATGGACTCCTTAAGAAATAAAATGAACTCGAGATAATTTTATTTTGGAGATTTACAGGTTCGAATCCTGTCCTGATTACAAAACACACCCAACCCCTTACCCATAAGAACAGGGCGCTCAGGTTTCAAGAAGGGTTTGAATCCCCTTGATTAATTGGGTTTTTTTACACGGTGTCTATGGTGTAGCGGCGAGCACGACAGATTGTGGTTCTGTTAGCACCAGTTCAAATCTGGTTAGACACACTAACATGGAGAGTAAAGGAGGGTAATGGTGACCCCGACTGTTTGCTAAACAGTAACCCATTAAGTTGGGCGTGGTTCGAGTCCACTGCTCTCCGTTTTGCCCCTGTAGTTTAATGGATTAGAATCTATCACTACGGATGATAAGGTGGAAGTTCGAATCTTTCCGGGGGTACTATATTAAGGTCGGATGTCCGAGTGGCTCAGGAGGTGGTCTGCAAAACCATCCACGTTGGTTCGATTCCAACTCCGACCTCAATTTTTTTTGACTTTACAAAGTCTAATGTGTATAATTGATTTCGTATGAAAAAACTTTTATTTGTATTATTATTTATTCCCTCACACTTCTTTGGACAGTGTGACACCTTACCACTAACGATAACACACGATGGTAATGTACTTGATATGTGTTCAGAGTTTAAGACACATAACTATTCTGTTGAGAACATAGACAATGTTGTTTATTACTGGACCGTAGATAGTGTGGGACAGGTTGAGTCCGACAATGATATTTCATTGACTTGGGATGATACCACTGATAGTCATTTGATTGAAGTGTATGGTGTGGATTTAAATGGGTGTAGTACTGACACAGCGTCTTTAACTATTACCACAACTACCTGTCATAAACTTTATGTTCCCAATTCGTTTTCACCTAACAACGATGGGTTGAATGATATATTTTCCTTCAAGGGAACCAGTGTATTTAATCCACGATTAGAGATTTATACGCAGTGGGGTGAAATGGTTTGTGTTATTGAATCATTATCACAATATTGGACTGGTAATGTGAATAACAGTGGATACTATTGTGAGTCAGGTATATACACTTGGAAGATGTATTACCGTGATGAAAAAGGAACCCCACATTACCAAAGAGGTTTTGTAAGTTTGGTTAGATAAAATTTGATATAACCAAAAATTAGAAGTATATTTGTAAAAGAAATAAAAACAAAAAAAGAATAATATGGCTAAGAAGAACAAAAAACAAAACGAAGAGTTGATTGAGAAATTAATTGAAATCCAATCACAATTAAATGAAGTTAAATCTGAAGCAGGTGTTGAAGTTGAAGGTGATATTGTTTTCACAAGAGAACAATTAGAAGATTTCTTGATTGAATACACCGGTAAAATTAATGAATGTATCTTTGATGAAATGATTAATTCATTAGAAGCTAATGATGTGGTAACATTTGAAGTTGATGGTCGTTTAATCATCCCAAGTATTGACGAAGATGCTTTGAGAGACGCATTCGTAAGTGCTACTGGTGAAATTCACTCAGATATTATAATGGATTGTGCTGACGAGGTAATGTCTGAGGTCGGAGTAATCTAATTAAAAATAAGACCCCACGATTAACAGAGATATCCGACTGTTATGGCGTGTGAACCTGACTTGAGAGCTTCAAGGCTATGGGGGAGGCTACACGAGTTAAATAGGATTCCCCATTATGGATGGAAGGGGTTAGGGGCCTTAAATGGTTGTAATACAATCCACAAGTTGTAGAAATACTGGACAATTCTACAATATACACTCTTCTTACGAGTGAGACCACCCAGGTAACTTTGGGGGTATGGAGAAGATGTCCTGAGGGTAACCCTGTAATATGGGTGAGAGTACAAGTCTTCGGTGGATGGTTACTACGGCCTCACTCTCTTGGGGCATATCCGAAGAAATACTATTGATGGTAAATACTACACCAAAGGTCGTCTCGTGAAATACCACACGGACAGGGAAGACGACCTTTAACTTATATGAAGAAGTAGCTCAGTCGGTAGAGCAAAGGTTTGAAACATCTTGTGCCACGTGGTTCGATTCCCGTCTTCTTCACAAATTTTAAAATTATGGCGGCAAAAGGAAAAAATTGGTATGACACCCTATTATGGGTTGAGGAGGTAATAAAGTCCTGTAAGACACCCTTACAAGGAGTTGCTGCAAAGAAATTGGTAAAACTATATCTTGCGAAATATGAAAAAGAAATTGTAAGTATGGACCTTACCATCTATTACCAACTCATGGAAAAACTTGATAATATTAAATACGAAAAGATATAATATGTCTTGTTGTAAGGAATGTCCTTGGAAGGTTGAAAATAATCACAACAGTAAGTTAAAAAACTTTGTTCAACGAACAGGTAGAAAACATACCTGTCATATGGTTAATCCCAAACTATGGGACACATCGGACGATAAACAAATTTGTAAAGGAATAAAATAATATAATATGGATTACGGAAAAGAATTTAGAAAGTTTGCTTTAAGTGAAGGGATTTCATCAACGAGCCTTGATGCGTTTGAGAACTCATTAACACCTTATGTGTTAGAGGAAAGAGAGATGAGAGCAACACAGATTGATATCTTCTCACGATTGATGAGAGAACGTATCCTGTGGGTATCAGGAGCGGTAAACCAACGTATGTCCGACATCGTTCAAGCTCAGATGTTATTCTTGGATTCGGTTGAACAGAAAGATATTACCTTATATATTAACTCACCAGGTGGTTCAGTATTGTGTGGTCTTGGTATTGTGGATTTGATGAACTACATTAAGTCAGATGTTGTTACCACAAATATTGGTATGTGTGCATCTATGGGTTCGGTATTACTTTCATCAGGAACCAAAGGTAAACGTTCATCACTAGTATATTCAAAGGTTATGACCCACCAAGTTAGTCACGGAACAAGTGGTAACATCCAAGATACTCGTATCAACCAGATGGAAGCTGAGAAGTATAACTATATCTTATTTAAGATGTTGGCTGAGAATTGTGGAAAAACTATTGATGAGGTATTGGAGTTCTCTGCACGTGACAGATGGTATAATTCAGACGAAGCAAAAGAGTTTGGTTTGATTGACGAGGTTATCAAAAATGATGGAACCAAAACAATTACTGAAATGCTTGACGGGTTTGATGACTACTACAAAAAGAGTGTATTGTCAATCGGATAAAAAATTTGTGGGGTAAAGTATTTCGCCTTATATTTGTGATATGAATAACGAAATAAAGTACATACCTACAAAAGATGCGATTATTGGATACAGTGATTCTAAAATCGCTCAAAGTGAAAGTAATGATTGTGCGGTTAGAGCTATAGCGTCTTCGTTTGAAATGCATTACGATGAAGCTCACAAGTTCGTTGCGAAAAAATGGTTTCGTGGAAATCGTGAGGGGACAAGAAACTTTGTTGGAGGTATGCGTAGTATGGTTAGAAGAGGAGTTTTGATTAATGGTAAATCATTCTCCAATTTGGGTGACCAAAACGGACATATGAAATATGATGTTAAGGTTAAAGGTGAAATTGTTAAACGTAGCATGACCACAGGAACTTTCATTAAGAAGTATCCTGTAGGTAGATATCTTGTTGTTGTTCGTGGACACGCTTTTTCAATCATTGATGGGGTTGTTGTTGGAAACACAGAAGATTCTAAGATGAAAAAACGAGTTATTTTATATTCTTGGGAAGTTAAATAAGATTTTTCTTGACACGAGAGTATTTATTACTTACATTTGTAAAACAATTCAGGAACGACTGAATGTTAAATTGAAATATTATAATGCGGGGTGTCAGAAGTTGGTATCTGGGAGGTCTCATAAGCCTCAGCGAAAGCCTCGTGGGTTCGAGTCCCACTCCCGCATCTAAAGGATAGAAGTAAGTTACACCTGTTGCAGGCAACGTAAAGTAAGAATCACAACTTGACTGGTCGTTACTTCTTATAGTGGTATAATGTGGACATTATAAGCTATCTTTTTTTATTTGGCCCGGTCTTCTAATGGCTAGGAAATATGATTTTCATTCATACAATCGGAGTTCGATTCTCCGTCGGGCTACAAATTTTTTTCATAGGATTTAATCCACTTTCGGATTGAATTGTCTGAAACACCAAACATTTTTCCTGTTTTACTATATCCATTGGTTTTAATTAAATCAATTAATTCTTGATATGGAGGACGAGTAACTCTTCTTTGTTTAATTGACCTTTCAATTTCACCCTTTGTTAAACCACAAGATTCTCTTTCCTTTATTTGTCTTTTCTTTGGGAACTTAACAACACCAAGTTTCATAGATTGTATTTTTGGTCTATCATTAATTATTGTGATTATTGTGTTAAAGACCGAATTGATATTTGTTTTAACTTCGTTTTCACTAACACGTAAAATAAACCAACCATCTTCCTTTAATAATACATCTTTTTTATCGTCCCTTTCTTTTCTTTCAGGTAGTAAATGTTGTGAACCATCAATCTCAACTGCAATCTTTTCATTAACAAACGCAAAATCAATAAAGTAAGGGAATACGGAATATTCTCTAACTATTGAATATTTTTTATCTAAACCTAATTCATATATCTTTTCCAAAAATAGTTTTTCGGGGTATGATAGATTCTTGGTCCTCCAAGCAGTTTGTTCCGGATTTTCTTTCATAAACTTAATCCTGATTTCTCTAATTTTTTGTTTTGTCTCATCAGAATGTTTAAATGAATCGGGATATTTTTTATGAGCAAGTTTCCCTGAATCCGATTTACCCCTCAAAGAATTTCCTAAAATTATGTAAATGTCAGTGTCTTGTAATTTATATTTTTTTCTAATTTTAGTTATTGATAAAAAATCTTTAGTATATGATTCAAATACCTCATCTTTAACTGATTCAGCATACGAACATTTTATTTGATGAGATACCAACCCCCCATTACCTTTAATTTCTTTACCACAAATTTTACATTCCATAACACTCTTTTATTATAAATATACAAACTCTTATCAAAAGTCAGTTGTCCTAATCATTTTTTTCTTGTTTTTTCAAATATTTATAGTATCTTTGTAAAAGAATTAAGGGGAGTATCGCATAGCGGCAATTGCAAGACACTGTAAATGTCTCACCGATAGGTTTCGGAGGTTCGAGTCCTCCTACTCCCACAAAAACACGACGGATATAGGATTTAAAGCTCCTGTTATTACGACACCAAAACACAGTACGAGTGCGCGCTTAACGACTGTTGCGGTGAGGAGGGAATAAGTAGGGTTTAGCTAACCCAATTACGAAAACCTCATAACAATAATAAAGACCACCAAACTCCGGTGGGGTAATAAAATGTTTGGGTCGGATGTGGATGATGCTTCCACGCAGTGTTTTGAAATTAAACCCCGTTCCAAAAGAATGGGGTTTTTTTATTGTGTAATGTATTTATTATATAATGAAATATCTAATCACAGAATCACAACGAGAAAAGGTAATATTTAAGTATCTTGACAATCAGGACTTTATTCAGAAGGACTATGGAGAGTATACGTTTTTCGTTAATTCAAAGGAAGATTTATATGCTCAGATTAAATATAACCCAATTAGAGGTTGGATTACGATTAGTAGAGATTTGATGAAAGAAATTTCTAGTTTTTTCTCGTTAGATAATAATGATTCTATTTCGGCAATTGCTCACTGGGTTGAGAATAAAATTGGTGCTGAGTATACTATGGTTGATGTCCAATCAGACATAGTTGTGTATTATTATAAATAACCTTCACAAAAAAACAAATTACCTTATAGTTATTAATGAAACCTTGTTGATGAGGTCCACCTGTCCTGTGAGACAGTTGAGTTGGAGAAATACCAACAAAGTGGGGTTCAATAAAC